CTCTCTTCGTTAGTTCAAGGCGCTTTACAAACTGAGGATACTATTCTTCCTAAGTTTGTCCCTTCTACTGATGAACAACTTCATGAAACAATTCATTCGATTGGTGAATTACGCCACGGGGTTCCCCGTGAAACAGGTTTACACAAAACTCTTATGGGCGGTAAAGCCGTTTCTGATGCTGACGGAATGGCTCCTGCCGCATCTTGTAAGTACGACCCTCGTCTGGATCCTAAGTTTGCTTCTTCTGACTACTCACTAATTGAGCAGGTCAACGCAGCTAAGTATTCCACCAAGATGCCTAATTTACCACCTATCTACGGTAGAGTTATTTCTCACAATTTGACTCGCGTAGCCCCAATAGGCCTTATTAGGCCTATACCAATTTCCGATATCCTCAATGCCCACAAGGATTACTCCCATCTATCACCAATGAACTTGTCTACAAGTCCTGGATTTGGCTTCAAAGGTAGTGATAAGCGTGGATTAGTTACTTGTTCAAACCTTGGTTGGTACGAGTTTAACCCTGCAATCTTAGATTGTGGTGTTTCATTTGAACAACTATTGTATGACAAGGACGCTCAACTACGTTCTGGAGTTAAGGTTAGCGCTGTTTCCAGCTCCAATCTTAAAGATGAAGTAATCCCTGAATCAAAGATTTATCGGAAGGGTGCCAGAGAGATCGCAAACTGGCCCTGTTGGTTGACATTGCTGATGAAGAAGTACTATGGCGCTTTCGTAAATTCGTTTATTGATAGTGGCTTTAAAAGCGGTTGTGCTCTGCACATGAAGTTTTATGGTACTGATTGGAATCGTTTAATCGCTTTCCTCAAAAGTAATAGTCCTAACGGTCTAGAATTCGATCTGCGTGCTGCTGACAGGATTATGTCTAGTCAAAAGTGCTTCACCATTAGTGATGTCATTGATAAATGGTACCACAATTTTGGTGAGAGTTCCCCTCAAGACTCTTTTGCACGCCGCGCACTTATGGAAGTTATTTGTAATCGTACTATGTTGACTGGACGTCATGTTAGTAATACAATATACGGTTTCGCTTCTGGTCATTGGCTTACCTCAGCATTTCAAACAATTAGTGTTTGGGGTGATATCATGACTGGATATATCTTGAGCATGGAACGATCTAAAGCCCCATTATCTTTCCAAGGTATATCTGGTGCTGAAGACCATTTCAGGCTTGTTCAACATGGCGATGACAGTATTTGCAGTATTTCTGATGAAGCTGCAGAGTACGTTAATGGACGAACTATTCAGGAAATCCTCTTGGAGTATGGAATTGAAGTTACTTCTGGTAGCAAGAGTTCTGTTACAGGACTTTTGTCTGATGAAACTACTCCAGTTGAGAACCTGCAGTTCTGTTCAATGTATACTACTGCCCATCGTTATCTTGACGGCAAAACCGAGTTTTGGGCTGCTTTAAAGCCCTCTTC